TACGGGCGTTGCAGGGTTGTCACTCGGTTCCATCATCTGTCTCCCATTCTTTGATTATTTCATCAAGTTGTTCTATGTCCTTCTGGGACATATTCATAAAAAAGTTAATGCGCCCAAGCACCTCGATGCGACCAAGCTGCTTGACCATCTCGTGCTGGTCGCCGGAGAACCGCGCCTGGTTCAAGCCACAGAAGTTCTGTAGGTCGTTAAGGAATCTGCCTTGAGCATCGCCCGGTTTCCCATTCCACCCAAACGCTTCGCGGTATACCTTTACGAGTTCCCTGTTCTTCTTAGCGTCGAGATAATCCCCAATATCCAATTACACCTCTCCCATCGTTTTCTGCGCTCGTGCGCCGTCCAGTGCCGCTCTAGCAACATTCGGTGCGGCCTGCGCCATCATCATTGCTTCTTCCTGTTGTTGCTGCTGTGCCGTGATCTGCTCAACATCTTCCTTGGAGCGCAACACGATAGCAGGTGTACTGTTGGACTCTGCAATAAGACGGTGGTATGCGTCGAAGTTTACGATATTCAACACCTTGGGATCGAACTGAGCAGACGCGAAGATAGTCTGGATAGTCTGTGTTGCGCCCAATGCCTCATCCGCCTTCTGAGAGTTGGCAAGCGGAGAGGTAAACTCAATCTCGAATTCACCACCAGCCTCAACCAGTGCATCCGGCATCTTCGGCAACAGGTTCGGGATGCTGTTCAGGATATTCAGTTCGCGCTCGATAAGGACTGAGTGCGACTCAGTTTCCTCTTGTGCGGACATTGGCGACAACAGACGCGCCTGTTCCTGGGAGCGCGTCAGAATCTCGGTTGCCGTGGACTCGCGCTCTACGTTGCTGACAAACAGGTCCAACATGAACGCTTCACGAATCTGTCCATGCTCGGCCATTAGATTAGCCTCGGAGATATCGAAACGCGCCCCGTGGTTCAGCGGCATAATCGTCGGGTTGCCATTGGCATCAACACCACCAGCAACCACGCGACCAGGACGCAGGTCAACCGTGTTAATAGAGCCATCGTCGCGCATGAGAAGCGTGGGGCGCACATTCATGTGTGCAGCTTCGATGTGCGTTTTCTTCATCTGGTTGACCATCTTGACGTTCGGCAAGATAGCCATAGCGATACCGCGCCCGTAGATTTCGCGAGGCGACTTACAGTCGCGAGAGATGGAATACGGGAACGTACTGTAACCAGTGGTGTCCAGAATCGCCTTCTCGCTCTCGTTCAGAATGTAGTACGAGATGAACTTGCGATGTTCTGGACGGATACTGTCGGGGTCGTAATTCTTGTTGGGTTCACACGTATGGAGGACTTCAACCTTCTCCATTGTGTTCTTGGACTTCTGTTTCTTGATACCCTCTGGGATCTTGTCCTCGCCAAACTTCTGCTCAAGCTGGCGATAAGTCATATAAATCTTGCGGTATACCGTGTCTACAAAACCCCAAGCATCCTCGTCAATATAACACTCGCTAAGATGTATAGCTTTGTGCCGAATACGGGAACCCACAAGGTCTGTAAATATAATACCATTCCCAAAAGAGAACAAGCTGCGACACTGCTCTTGCCGCTGTGACGGGTAATTGGACCCCGGACCATACCGCATTTGGAACAAAATGTCCTCCACGCGGTCGAAGTATTCTCTGACTTCTTGGTCCTCGTTAAGTTCAAAACTCTTACTTTTCAATCCGTGCCAACGCTTGTTGCGTGGCGTGGTTACTGCATCATAGAAGGCTGATGCGCGGTTCAGGGAAAGTTCGGCAACGGAATCGTACTGGGTGCTTCGTCGCTTCTCGCCGGGCTGTGCGAAGTTCTGGAAGTTCTGGTCGCGTGGCGACGTTACTTCAGCGACCTCATCCCACTGCTGCTCAAAGACTGAGCGGTCGGACTTCATGTCCGCGAATCTGTCGCAGATTCGTTGTACTATATTTTTTTCATCCTGCGTCATGCTGACGGGAGAGCCACTGAGATTGTTGCGTCACCCGACGTTGCCTCGCCTGACGTGACATTTGGCCGGATGGTCGCGCCAGATGGCAGCCACACACAGAAGTATGCGTCAGATGCGGCACCGTCCACAGACTCCGACACCGCGCTCCCGTTGATGTCGTACAGGTCCACCCACGAACCCGCTGCGGTCTGGACCTCCCATTTCATCACAGAGGATGCTGCGTAAGTAATCGATGAAGCGATTACGCAAGGTCCGCCAGTGTGTCGGCTCGATGCGCCTGCCGTGTCTAGTTCGGCAAACGTGTATGATACGTGACTATTTTGTGCCATTCTGTGTCCCGCCCAATGTAGGTTTGTTTACGATATTGGTTGATGCCTCACCAGAAGCCATGCGCCGCCTGCGTAGTTCCTTGGCGCGAATCTTACCCTCGTCAATCTTGGGCTGATCCGGCATAGATGGTTGGAAGAAAGTTCCCATTACATATTACCTTTTATCAACCCGCGTCTAATCTTGGGCTGTGTGAACCCTACGTTTTCCTTTGCCATACTGCCTCCCAAGCCGTTATTGAGACTCTTAGGATTCTTGCTAATGCCTGAACTTGGATGGCTAGACATAGGACTAGCCATGCCAAGGCCACCAACAGGCTGAACCGTATTGCGCTTAAGAGTCTCTTGGGCTTTTCCAATAGGTATACCCATAATAGTTAAGACCTTAAAAGTTAAGCACATCGTACTCCGCTATAACCTTAACATATTCCTTGTTGTTTTTCAAGTTTTTATGTACGGGTTCCGCGTAAGTCATTGCTATCACGTCACCGCCGTCAGGAGACTTCACGCCACGGGACTTCATGTCCTTCTTGGACTCAAGCTGGAGTGCGCCCTTAGGGTTGTTGTAGTGGTATCCAGGAGCCATGAGGTCTGCCGCTAACTCGTCCTCGTTCGGTATCTCGTAGTCGCCGTCCTCCATGTCGGCCTTCATGCGCCCCCAGCACTGCGCCCTCAGATTCAAATACTTCGGGTTGCCGTTAGGGTCCATGTCGGTGGACTTGCCTGCAAAGTTCACCGGCCTCACGATATGGCCGTAGCCCCAGTGCTTTAACGCTGAGTAGACACCGGCACCAATACCGATGACATCGACAAACATACGGTCCAACTTGTGCTTGTTAATATAGTCCACGCATATCTGGGCGACCTCGGTCGGGTCTTTGTCGTTGTAGTACACGACCTCCTTGACGCGCTTACCGATACGAAACCCGATACCTGTGCGGTCACCCGTCCACGCAGGGTCACACGCGCCAATAGCAGGCAAGTCCATATCCAACAAGTCAGGCTTCGGGATGCGGACCTTCGAGATTAGTTCGGGACCAATGTACGACTCGTCACCAGAGGTCTGGAACGCCTCGTGGATGTCCGCAGGATACTCCTGCTTGAACCGCCACTCAGAACCCAACTCTGCCGTCTTGAGGTAACGCCAATACATCTGCGCCCTCGTGAGGTCGTGACGGTCCGCGTAGTCCTGGTCCTCCTTGCGAATCTCCCAATCGTCGGGCGGTGTGTGTGTGTACTCTTCCTGCCAGAACCAGGGCGTGAAGATTACCTGATACTCGCTCTTGCCCTCAAGGGCTTCCATACACATATCATAGAACTTGCCCGTCATCCCGTTGGCCGTGGACTCCAACACAATCTCTGTGCCAAGCCCCATGTCACCCGTAGGAATGGACTGCATGACACCCATGAAGTGAATGTCGGCATACGCCCAGTACGCAACCTCGGACCCGTGGAAGTACTGGATCGTGGAGCCACGACCCACATCTTTCGCACCCGCCGTACCCACCGTGTACGTGCTGTCAATCTTGGAGAACCGAAGTTCCGTCGTGGATGCCGCGTCAGTCTGCACCTTAAAGAGATCGTCACAGTGCTTGTGGTATCGGTGCGTGATACCAAACAGCTTCTTGGTGGTGTCCTGCGCGTGTGACAGGATGAATGCGTTCTTCGCCTTGGACATCGTGATGCGCCAGTAGTAGCGACCCGCCGTGTATGTGGAGCAGCCCTGCTGACGCGCCTTGACCACCAACGCACGAACGCGACCCGTGCGTTGTAGCTGCTCCTCGATCTTGGAGTGGATGTACAACTGGGCCGCGTTCAGTTTGAACGGCTCAATCCTGCCGTCCTTCGTCGCTATCTTGAGATTCTTCTCAGCGTAGAACGGAAAGTCCTCCGCCATACGCTTACGAAGGGCGAACTCACCAGGGAATTTTTCCTTTGGCTTACCGCCCATAGTAATAGTATCGAGAAGTCCCAAGCTGTTCCATGGTCGGATTATCTGTCGGGCCGTGATACTTCTTGCATTTACACATAAACTCCACGTCCTGAGAGCAACCCACGAACAGTGTGCCGACAAGAGATAGGGTCAACAATGTCACCAACATCCATACTTTGCGTTCCATAACTTAACCCCCGTTTTTAAACTTCTCGATTGCCTTCGACGTGTCCATCTTAAATTCGCGAACCTCACGCGCGATCTCAGCGTACAGAGTACGCATGTCGTTCGTCACAGAGTTGCGCTCCCAGTTCATCCCAAGGACAAACCCGACAATAAGACCACCGCCACACCCACACAAAACCAAAATAATGTTATTCAGCATTTTCTTTTTCCTTCCGCTCTTCGCGGCGTTGTTTTCGTATAGCCTTCCACTTCGGGGAGGAGCAATACTTTTTATTATATGCGGCATCTCGTAAGCTGCGGCACTTCTCGCTACAATACTTCTGCGGTCTACCTACCGTGGACTCAAGACGCTTGATGCGACCGCACCAACTGCACTTTATCTCGATCAGGTTCCTGCGCGTGAACTGCGTCTTGACATCCATGATGCCAGCAACCGAAATGCGTGGAATCTCTTTAACCTTTTTCATGGTACCTGTTGACAATCTCTTGAGCCTGAATCATGCGCGACACAAGATTGTCGCGCTCTTCCTCGATATCCGACAACCGTTGTGTGACTGCTACCAACTCGCGGTAGGCGGCCAACACATCGAGCGACGGCCTCTTAATAGTGGCTTCCATCTATTCCCCCAATAGTTACTGCTGATACGTTATGAGGCTGAACCGCCCAGTGACCACAGTGTTGTCTTTGTCTGTATCCGCAACAAAATACAACACATCTGTTGGGTTCATCGTGAACCCTATTGGGTCTTGGATGACTTCTGTATTCTCAACAGCCGTGTCGATATTCATTCTGAAAACTTCAAAGCGTGTGTCGATACCACGATTGTAGATGTACCCCTTAATATTCACAATAGGGTTACCACCAGAAGTCTTATTGACATTAAACCAACGCCAACGCAGATTCGCCGTTCTATTGGACGCGACAAAGAATATCAACTGCTGTGTGACGCTCTGCTCGGCTGGAATAAATGCCTGCACAGTACCGGATGTCGTCGCAGTGATGGTTATGTTACTGGCATTGAATGTGTCGCCGCCGTTAGCAGATACCACGCAACGGTTGATTCCATAACCACTAAACGACGTCACATCACTACCGTCTGTCTCAAGTGTGTGTGTCGCGATAGCATCCAGCCCGTCGCTATCAATATAGTAAAACGTAAGTTGTGTTGCGCCAGTAGTACCAGCACCATCCGTAGACCCGCCACCCGTACCGTCATAAGTAATCGTAAATGTCTCAGCAGATGTTAGTGGGGTGAACGATGTTGCCGACGATGCCCAGATCGGAACCTCGCCTGCAGCTGCGGCAATACCAGGGTTGTATCCAAACTTATTGAACTTGCTGACACCCGCCCTGAGTCCGCGAGCCACCTCGTCGTAGAAGTCATTGCCGCGCACAGAAACCGTATCAGCATCAAGACCAATACTTTGATTCAGCGGTGAACTGATAGGTAGGAACGACGCGCCAAAGTATGTATACAACCGGAATGTGGACTGCGCCGAGGAGCCGTTGACATAACGCGCACGGAAGTAACGGCCTCCCTTAACGGCAGTGTGGAACTCAGGAACACCCGCAGCACACGCATACCCAGCGGTCGGGAACGCATGCCAGTTCGTGCCGTCAACCGACCAATCAAAGTACAGCGTTCCAGCAACGTCGGCGTATGAGTACACCATTACGCACGGCTCGGGGTTCTGCTCGCCCGTACCCGTGTAGGTAGCCCCACCACTTAATGGGGTGGTCGTCGTGTTTACCGTAGACTCTGTGCCGCTCTGTCGGATATGGAGCGGTGTAGTCTCGTCAATAACACCACGATTGAAGGCGCGGAGTTCTTCTAGTTTGTTGGGATCGTTATAAGCCATATCTTATTTTACCATTTTATACCTTATTTATCAAGTCCACTTTCCCTTAATTTTTTAATAACCGTCAAATAGTGACACCCCAACTCCCTACCTATTCTTCGATATGAGTAGCCTAATTCTCGCATTGAGGCCATCTTGTTTACGTCAAGGTCTCTATATCCATAGTGTAATTTTCCAGCCCTTCCGCCCTTAGCCTGGGTAAGACCAAGTCTCCTTAACCTGCGCTGTACTTGTGTCACTGATAATCCAACAGTTTCAGATATTGATTTAATTGTCTCCCCAGAATTTCGCAACTCTACAATTTCATTATCAGAAACATCGTGTCTATACTGGTGATTCGCATCGCCACAACCAGCCCCATCACCACCACATGTCATATTATACCCAGCACCATTAAACGTGTTAAACATTGCTATATAAAATATCTCGGCGCAATTCGCCTCCTCTTGGTTATCGCAACAACATAAGATATCCCACTTAATTTTTTCTGGCCCATACTTTTTTATAGCACAAGATATTGCTGTGTTGTGATAACCATAAATGTGTTCCCACTTCCTACGCTCTAGATTTACCGTCTGACCAATATACATATTACCAGATGGTGATGTTGCACGATATATTATATGTTCAGCCACGACTCTTCTCCAGCTTCATGGGGTATATAGTGGCCAGTTCGCCTTCCTCTATGACAGCGCATGAGATGAATGGCCTTTGATAATTCTTTGCATAAGCCATAGCATATGCGTTTCTGTCAACACCGCAACCGACCTGAACAGCAAACAGCCTCTTGTCTGCGCCAGCGAAGTGCTGAACATATGCTACTGTATGATGGTGGCCCTGAACAGTAGACTGGAAATCGCGTTGAGCGCGAACATTAGCCTTTGAACCCTCTCCGTGAATATACTGCACATTATCAATAACAACCCGATCAACCCATTTCCATTTTGGGGTACCCAACACCTCATTATAACTACGTATCCATGCAACAGGGACATTACCATCAACAGCCTTGCGAAATGCCATTCTGTCATGGTTGCCAATACACACATAAGCATCTGGGAAAGCCTTGTACCATAAGGCAACCTTGTCTTTCGCGGCTTTAAGTTCTTCATTCCCGCCCATACCATCTGGGTCTGTTTGATGAAAACTGCTATAATGGGAATCAATGATGTCGCCGATGAACGCAATCTTGTCAGGCTTCAACTTGCGCTTCTTCTCGATACAGAACTCAAGATAGCCGTCAAGACAGAACGGCTCATGTAAATCCCCAATCACAAGAACTTTACTCATACAGACTATTCCTTTCTATTGATGAATCACTCATATCTTATGTATGATAGTATAACGACCACCATCCTCATCATAGGCACAGTATTGAGCGACCATAGGCGCACCAGACACTTCATATGCAATTCTAACCAATACCCAATCTATTACTGCATTTCTACCATTATCACAACAGACAGTATCACCAACACCAAGAGGGAGACTATACTCGTCTTTTAAGTGCATACCATTATCAAACCATGGCAGAATCATTCTTCTTCCTAACTAGTCAATGAGCAGAACCCGCGCTCTGGCTCAATCTGATATAACATACTAATCGTCTCACCGCAATCATTCTCAGCGACAAACGCTGCAACAAGCGGAGAGCATCGCATGTTGTGCATGGTGAAGACATCTATTGTTTTCACAATAAATACAGCCCCATCTTTCATATTAAATACAATCCCATCATAGTCCTCAATCACATCACCAACATGATACGGGAGATGGTACTTCACTGATAGCGCATCGAAGTGATCGTTATCCATTCCTCTTTCTCCACAAGTCCACCATGTCGTCTGCCTTGCGCTGACACGCCTTCTCGCTAGCACCCGTGGAGTGCCACAACTCGTGAGAGAACGCCTTTACCCACTCCTCAGCTTCCGCTGCCTGACCACTGGTTGTCGGAGCGAACTTCGATACGGCAACACGAATCTTGTCGCCCCACCCGTAGTACCGAGTCCAGCGACCGCGCCAGCTGCAAC